CACCCGATTTCCCTACCTGAACAGGAGTTACCTTTAGACCCATACTGTCTCGGTGCGTGGCTTGGAGATGGATCAACAGGTGCAGCAAGTATTACTGGACTTGACCCCGAAATACTCGCCGAATTTACTCACGCTGGGTACAATGTGCGACAAGGTAAAAATCCCAAATCGTGGGGGGTTAGAGGGCTTCTCTCTGATTTAAGAAACATTGGCGTTTTGAAGGTTAAGCATATTCCTGATAAATACCTATGGGCATCGGTAGCGCAGCGACTGGCTTTACTTCAGGGTTTAATGGACACAGACGGCTCCTGTATGTTGGATGGGCAATGTGAGTTTTCAAATACTAACGAAGGCTTATCTAGGGGGGTATATCTCCTTGCGGCTTCCCTTGGGTTAAAACCCTATTGGTCTGAAAAATTACCTGTGTGTACAAACTCCCCCGAAGGAAAAAAAGTATGTAAGCGTGCTTATCTAGTTAAGTGGACGGGTCGCCTTCCAGTGTTTCGCCTTAAAAGAAAGCTTGATAGGCTCTTAAGTAAAGTAAAAACCACTCAGAATTGGAGGTACATCACCAGCATTGAACCTGCGGGTAAAATGCAGATGCGGTGCATAACCACCACCAATCCATCTGGTCTTTACCTCTTCGGAAGTAACTTCAATGTCACTCATAATTCTCAGGTAGTGTCTGCCATCGGTGCCTACACCCTCTACAAGCTCCTCAGCATACGTTCCCCACAGGACTACTTCAGTCTTGTCCCCGGTTCCCCGGTAGACTTCACCTTTATGGCTCAGGATGACTCAGGTGCCAGCCGTCTTTATGAGAAGCTCCGCGAAGACATTAACCGGGCTCCGTTCTTCAACCCCTATCTGAAGACATCCTCCAGTGCATCACTAGGCTTCGTCTCAGATCAAGACCGCATGAAGCGTGACACGACTCCGACCATCAATGTTAGATCGTTCCCCTGTACCACCAACGCTTCCCGTGGTCCGTCCAACATCTTTCTTGCACTGGATGAGTTTGCCCACTTCCGGTCGGCCAAGGGCTCAGCATCAGATGAGGTCTACGCGGCTGCTAAGCCTTCCACAATCAACTTCAAGCACGCCGAGCTAATCAATGGTGGGGGATGGGTAAGTGAAAAGGCCGCAAAGGAAATCCCGTATGACCAATACCGGATGTTCCAAGACTCCCTCGTGCTTTCCATCTCCAGCCCGTGGACAAAGGTCGGTAAGATGTACGACCTTCACAAGCAAGCTTTAGAGAGAGGTCCAAAGTCTGGCATCTTTACCCTTCGCGCATCCACCGCCGAGATGAATCCCACTATTCTCCCCATTACACTTCGTCAAGAATATGAGACAAACGCACTCACGTTCAAGGCTGAGTATGGTGGTCAGTTCCTAGAGTCATCTGAATCGTACGTTACCGAGGCTCAGATTCGTGCTTGCACAGACGTGAGATATGAAAAAACGATCAGTGGTCTGGAAGAACCAGACCTAAGCACGGCTCGTTTCAACATCATCAAGTTCCACCCGAATGCAATCGGTCGCCAATTCTTTTGGGCAATCGACTTGGGTATGATGAACGACGCTACGGCAGTCGCTATCGGCCACTTGGAATACAAGGGTGGAGCCCAGCCCATCCATCTCGTCTATGACTACATCGACCGCATGATGGTAGGAGAGAAGTTTGACAGTATTGGAGTGCAGTCCATCCCCGGTATCGACAAGTATGTTGGATTCAAAACTCTGCCTCTCGAAGACATCTTGTCATGGCTCAAGGCGTTAAACTCTTTGATGCCTTGCTATCGCGGAGCGACCGACCAACATGGCGGTCAACAACTTGTACAGCTACTTGACCTGAACAAGATTCACAATATAGAACTTGTGAACCTCACTACAACCATCAACTCACAGATGGCGTATGTGCTTCAGGGTTACATCCGCGACTCACGTTGCAGATTCCCCTACGTTCCGAAGTTCCTCCAAGAGTTACGTCTTGTAGAAGCTGAATACATCAACAAGTATCAGATACGTGTGCAAGCACCAATGGAAAAAGGATCACACGACGATATGGTAGACGCTGCTCAACTTTGTGCTTATGTGGCACAGAAGTGGCTCGTGGAAGAAGGTGGGTTGAAGATAGACCCAACTGGACAGAGCATCCTCATGTCAGAGCAGTTAAACCAACCAGCGGGAATTATCGCAAGTTTAGATGGGATTATGATGCGTGACTTACAAGTGTTCGAACGCATCAAGAAAATCCAATCAAACATGGCAAGTTTTGGCACTGAGATAGTACGTAATCCATTTCATCGCAGAGGCCGTTGAGAGAATTACCACTACGGGTTCTTTTTAGTAGGGAAGTAACTCACCGAAAGGACTCAACGCACATGTTTATCCTCCAAGCTAATCCTTTGCTCCCCATCTGGCAATACGGGGCCGCTACAGGTTCAGCCTTCATTTGTGTGGGGTTGTTCATTTGGTCGCAGGTACAACTTGCAACTTTCAAATCGACGGTCGAAGCTAACACCAAAGCTATCACCGAGAGTAATGACGAGCTTAAGAAGCTTATTGAAGCACAGTCTAAAGCTCAAGACAAACTCGCGGAATCCGTTCATCAGTTGGCAGAAGGAGTTAAGGTTCAAGCCGGGGTTCAGCATGAGCAGTTCCAGTTACTACGGGACATGGCAACTGAACAACGAGTCCTATCGGCCAATCAACTGACCATCATGAACGGGTTTCAACGGGTAGTGGAGCAGCTTATCGACGCAGTACGAGAATAAGGACGACGTTTTTATGGCAGTAGACAAGTTCTCTGGAACCGCAGCGTTTCCCAACTTCTTGGCGATTCTCAGCAGTAGAAAATCGCTTGAAAACACGCTTGCTCAATTTGAAGAGCAGGTAGCTATTCACCCACCAGATGTCATCCGCAAGCGGCTCAGGAAGCGGCTGTCCGACATACGAATAAACATCAACGGTGATGATGAAGTGTAGTTGAAACGACGGCAAATCCTACCAAATTTTTTCACTTCTACCTCTGTTTGACTTCCTCCTCGTCATAGCTTAACGTTTGAATACCAAGTAAACCCTACCCCAGTAACCTCCTTTGGCTACTGAGGTTTACACACTTTAGCGGAGAAATTATTTAGTGCTCCGCATCGGGTGGAATCCGAGTATTAACATCTTATCCCCACTACTATAAGTGGGACTTGTTTGCCGTGGAGGCGTAATGCTTCAGACTACACCATTTGTAGGTGCCCCCGAAACCGTGGTTAAACCCCCCTCTATCAGTCATGATGAAATCCTTCAATTCATTAAAAATGAAGGTATTGGGGTGGTCATTCAGACCATGGTTACTCACTTTACCAACACGATCAAAGACACAGTTGCAGTCGCTGTTAACGAGCACCTTGCTCGTCTCGGTACTACAGTTGTGACTATGGTTGAACCTGCCGTCGCCGAACCAGTCGCTGTAACCTCCAGCCCGATCTTCGTTGCAGTCGAACTCGCTGTAACCAAAAGCGAAATTGAAACTGAAGCACCAGTATCGCCCTCACTATCTCCTCGGAAGAGACAACTTAGCGATGAAGCACGCAAGCGTATCTCCGAGTCACAAAAAGCAAAATGGGCAACAAGAGACCGCAAGCTAACTCCTGAAGCTAGGGCCAAAATCTCCGAGTCACAACGCAAGCGTTGGGCTGTCAAGAATGGCACAACCTATGTTCCGGCTACGCCACGTGAGGCCGAAGATGCACCTACGGAGGCAGACAGGCAAACGCAACCTTGTGACCCAGTAACAGTAACTGCTGCGATTACACCCACCTTAACAATTCCGGTTGGTGCAGTTCTTGCAGTTAAAGAGGGCTACAAAGGTGATCCTTTCTACATTAGTGAGGATGGGCACTTCATCGGTCACGACGGGTTTGTTGTACCCAAGGATTTTGAGGAGTTCATCGAACGTCAGCCTAAGTACATCGAAACTTGGGTTCGCCGTCGCTTGAATGGGTATGGCATCGAGGAGGACATTGAAGACTGGTGTCAGGATTTGATGATCCACATGAAGTACCTGCCACCCACATCCAAGCACCGTAAGAACGGCAAAACAGATGTGTTCCAAACCTTTGATCCTTTCTCCCAGTATGGGGCGTCAGAGCGTCGGTGGCGTTACTACATCAACTACTGCCTCACCAACAAGTACAACACCATTCACGGCAAACGGACAAAGAACCCAGTCTGTCGTGCTGGTAACTTGTCCTTAGCCTCAGAGACAAATCCCGAAGTTCACGGGGAAGTTACGGATGAGTATGTGTACTCTAAGTCGGAGTACCTCATGGCTGCGACGAACCGCGAGGAGAAAAAACTGGAAGATCAATTCTTTGCCCATGCCTTTATCAAGTACGTTGAGGAACACGACCCTGATGTATTCCCCGTCCTTGTAGCTGTGTACGAGGCTGGCACCAGCGCCGAGACCATCAAAGAGTTTTGTCGGACGTGCCAACGGCTGGCAACTACGGTGGAGATGGAGCACGAGGAGCATAAGGGGCATGAAATCGGGCTGACTCCACAGGAATACAACCGTGCCCGGATTCGTCTCAAGCAGTTGGCCGGTGCCTTCACGAAGCAGCGTGGTCGTAAATCTGTGAAAGGCTGATATGGAACGCATTAGTGAGGCTTGCTAATGCGTTTCTTATCCCATTTCCTATTGGTCGCTCGACCGACACAGCAGAAAATTGATTTTCTGTGCAGTCAGATGAAGCTCACTCCAGAGCAAGTGGAGATGTGTATTCAGGTTGACCCTTCTCCCAACCAGACAGATTTTATCACTTGGATAGCACGTATGCTTGCCAAGGGACACATCCGTCTCCCTGAAGATGGGGAGCGGATTAAGGAACAACTTATTACTTTCAACCGGCTTAAGAAAGCCCCCGGCTTCACTGGGAACAAAGACATTAACTCATACACACCGGGCACCCTGTTCACTGTCATCGAAGATAACCAAGGCAACTTCTCCAAAAAAGAACAGAACCGGGAAAAGATTCGTGAAGGTGCCAGCGTCATCATCCGGGATGGGGACATCCTCGTCTACAAAGTGACGAAGGCTCCGGCTCTAGCTGAGCTATCGGCTGGTACCAACTGGTGTACCGCTCATGAAAACATGGGCAATACGTATCTCAGTTCAGGGCCAACCTACGTTATCTTCGATGAAGGTTCTGCCTACGCTCAGTTCCACCCTGCTACCAATCAACTGAAAGACCGTACCGACACTGAAATTCCAGACGGCATTGTTTCCACAAGCGGTAATTATCGTAAGACAAAGAAGACTGTCGCCCGGTTTATATCTGACCCTATCTGCCTGAAAGTAATCAGCCAGCTTGCCAAGATGGGTGAGCCGGGGGTGTATAAGTACCTCACTGGGGCAAATGATCCTAAGGAAAAAGTTGAAAAGGCTTTCGCTAAGCATGGCGATGAAGTTGACAACCAGTTACGTAAGGCCGTCTATGATAACCAACCTTTGCCTCAGGCCGAGCTTGATGAAATGTTCAGGAAGAGTTACTATGGATACAATACATCTGAGCCCCCTTCTGCCAAAGTGTACTTCCGTTATTGCATGAAGTTCATGCCCGGAAAATCAAATGAACGGTTGGAAAAGCTTCTTCTCGAAGGACGACCTTCTCTCGACCTGTTGTCCTATTGTCGCAAATTTCTCAAAGGAGAACGTTGGCCGGACGCTGAGAAGAAGATTCTGACGTATGCAACAACCTCGACCAACTCTATGTACCTCTGTCTTGAATATGCCCGAGGCATCATCAAGGGACGTTGGCCTGAGTTTGAAAAGCTACTCCTTGATAGGTACTCCAAGCATCCAGACGAGTGGACAAAAAACCAACAATGGGTTGACGGTTATATATCTCTCCTTAGCGAAATAACTGAGGACGGGGAAGAAGTGACCGATGAAGATACAGGAGATAAATACCACAAACAAGTTCGCATAGCTACACCGCCAACATGGCCGGAAGGTGAAAAACGGTTGGCTACTCGTGATCCCAACTATGAGGCTATCATCGTTAAAGAGATACAAGAAGCTATGGCGAGTGATGAAGCTGTCGATCCCCGCTCTTCCAACGTGGAGTATAACCTATATCACGCAGTTGAGATTTTATATCAATATCTCAAGGCGTTGAAGTATTTTAATACTGAATGGCCTGAGGGGGTTAAGTTCCTTAATGAGGTAGAGGACATGCGAACCAAGCGAGAAGGGTTCTGGAACACATTCAACAAATTCCACTTGTCGTCTCTTTTGAGAAGAAAGAGTTATGCGCTTAGAGACTGTCTATGACACTCTTGTAATCTCCGATGTCCATCTCGGTTCACCTCTAGCTATGGCTAGGGAACTCACAAACCTGCTCAATCAGATTTACCTTGGTGTAATAAAAGTCAAGCGTATCATTCTCCTCGGAGACATTTTCTCCGACCTAAACTTCAGTCGCCTGACCAGTGAACACTGGCAAGTCATCTCTCTTATTCGAGAACTGTCCAACCCTAAGCGAGAGATTGAAGTCGTGTGGGTAGAAGGCAACCACGATGCCGGGGTAACTGAAGTCATGGAGCACCTCCTTGGTGTCCCTGTATATCAACAATACACGTGGGGCTGGAACGGCAATACGTGTGTCGCCATGCATGGTCATCAGTTCGACGCCTTATTCGCTAATGGCAATCCTTGGTTCAACGACTTTGTAACGGGGCTGCATATCTGGCTTCAGAAAAGAAACCTCCTGAAACGCTGGCTACCAACAATTCTGGATAAACTTCACACAAAATATCAACGACTGACTTTCAAAGTCGCGGATGGAGCTATTAGTGTCGCCAAGGGACTCAAAGCTGACTATGTGTTTTGCGGCCATACTCACAGCCCCTACCACGAGTATCGTGACGGTGTGGAGTATTGGAACGCTGGGTGCTGGGTTGGCGATGTCGCATCTTATCTAATTCTTGATGAAAATGTAAAACTGGTCAACATCGTCAGAGCCACAGAAACTTAGATACCCATCCCTTGTTAGGGGGTATTTATAGGTATGGAGCCTCAAGAGGAACCGTTCGCCGAATACATACGAAAAATCTCCCGGCTATACGAAGACTTCTCACTTGATCTGATAAGCCGAGAAGAGGCTATGGCTCGTCTCAGTGTTCTGAAAACTGAGCACAAACAGCTAGTCGAATCGGGCATGTTCCCCCTCAACAAGCGATTTGAAATCCCTACGGAAAGAGGAGACGATATGATACGTAAGTTCAGCCGAACCCGCCGAGTACGAGATGTTAGGACTCAAACACATCCTCTTAACTTCAAATGCAATTGTCGTAGGTGTGTAGGTTTGTATACCATTACAATGCAAGATAGAGACTTACTTAAAGAGATGGGCATTGTATGGCGTTCAAAGACCGAACAAGACAAAGAGTCGGAAGACTCACTATTGTTAATGGACGGCCAAACAGAGGAAGAAAAGTAGTTTGGAAATGCCTTTGTGACTGTGGAAAACGTTACAGTCCTTGCAGATGGGCTGGGGCGGGGTCGGAAGGTAGTGGCACTGGCGGATCGAATAGTGGTACTATAGAAGTATTCTTTTAGGAGGCATGATGGCGTACGTTCATTGTCATAGCTGCCCGTGGTCTTGCGGATGAAGCATGGGAACAGATTCAGATAGCGCGGAAGAACAATGATATATAAGGTATGTCCTGTCTGTGACTATGACCGCCTGAAACTTGATCCTGCTGAAGGGTTGCATGAAATCTGCCCTCAGTGTGGGATTCAGTTCGGCTACAATGATGTAGGGCCGGAACCAGCCGTTGTATACCATGCTCAATTGCGGGAGCGTTGGATTGCTGCCGGTCGCCCGTGGCGTAGCACTGTAGTGAGCCCTGATGACCGCTGCTGACATCTGCACCACCCTTTACAATACCAAGTATTGCTACCATAGTGAGAAGGAACTGCAACACGGCGTTGGTCAGGTGCTGACCGACCTGAACCTTACCTTCAAGCCAGAGTATTCTCTCGCCCCCCGCGACCGAATAGACTTCCTGATTACAGACCTTGGAATTGGCATCGAGTGCAAGTCGGATGACTCTGGGGGCGGCACCAGCCTCGCCTCCGTCACTCGCCAGCTAATGAGGTATGCCCAACACACAGAAGTTGTAGAGCTAATTCTCCTCACTACCATGAGCAAACACAAGAACTTACCAGACAGTTTGAACGGTAAGCCCCTTTACATCGTGCATCTTCTCCTCAGTTTCTTATAATATGGGATACGTTAGTACGGAGTGTGTATGGTACTAAAAGTTGCCATAACTATAGGGTTCTTTGCAATCGCCTTCTTCTTTTCGATGGTGATGAATCAGGTAGTCCATGCCTTCTTTACACCCGGTACGGCGGAGTATGTCATCGACGCCGTATCCGCAGGTCAAATACTTCTTATCCTTTATGCTACTGGATTTATGGACACCATCCGCAAAGTCAAGTATTAAGGTACATGACCCGAGTTGTGCATGTTCGTAAGGAATCCTTCGACCTCTATATTGGTCGTGCCTTTCAAGAGTTTTCCGAGTCAATTTGGCACAACCCCTTCCATGTTGGCTCGGATGGCAACCGAAAGGAAGTCCTAGCCAAATACCGTGCTTATCTTCTTTCCAACCCAGACCTGCTCGATCATCTTCATGAACTTCGTGGCAAAACCCTTGGCTGCTGGTGCAAACCCAAGTTAACTTGTCACGGAGATATTCTGGCGGAGATTGTAAATACCACCGATCCTTGCAGTATTCAGTAAGTATGAACACTGGAGACTTGGCAGTATACATTCCCGAGAACCTCTTGTGTACTATTGTAGAGACCGACTACAAGGTAGAAGGGCGTCACAAAGTACACCCGACCAATAGCAAAGACAAAAAAGAGTTTCGGATACTACCCGCCGACAAACTCCGCCTCGCTACCGATGACGACTTGGATCACATCGAGTATCTCTACACCGATGAGGAAACAGGTCAGGTTGTCAGTATGAAGCTCAGGAAGGCATACGTCGAAGCCATCCCCCGGTACCTCTCCATCGGAAAGTCTTTGGTGGTCACTACCAAGGACATTCTCACACAGATAAATGAACCAGACTCCGATGGCACTCGTCGCCAATTTCGTGCCGCTGTGGCATGGTGGATTGAAAAGGGGATCATCATCTGCTCCACAAATAGTGGGTACTTTGTCGCGGATAACTCAAAAGAAGTACAGGATTGCGTCACGAACAAAGAACGTCAGGCCGAGGGCAACCTAAGACGGGCTCGATTGCTTAAGAGCATGGATGTAGACGCCTCAAAGTTAGCTTTTCTAGCCCTGACAAATCAAGAAGGATGAGCATGAATCTTCTCAAAGAAACCCTAAACTACCTTGAATACAAAGGGAAATCCCCCAATACCATTAGATGGGTTGGGAGTTATGACGGTGAGTACCAAATCACATGGGAAGAGTTTACTGCCATCGCTGACATTGAGTACGACGCAGGTTATGGCGGTCAGGAGATTGCTAACGATTTAGTTATTGTTGGAGATGATTGGTGGCTCGACCGGAGTGAGTACGATGGCTCTGAGGGATGGGCATATCATACCAGACCAGCCCCCCTTATTGGAGCTAAATCCTTTACTCGTGTCACTGACCCAAAGAATTCGTGCTGGGCATCCATCGAAGAGATGAATCGTCCCGGCGGTAAGTATGGAGACAACGAATGAAGGAAGCCAAAGAAATAAGAAGGAGGGCTTTGTTGGACGCTATTCACGCCCAGTGTGGAAAGAAGTGTCCCGGACCGAGAGAAGACCATGGCATCGGTGACTACTTCTCCCACTGTGAAGCTTCCGGCGTGTGGAAACTCTACGAAAAGGAGTTTGGAAAACAAGAGGGTGATGAATCGTAAGATTGACACCGACCCAAAGGAGAAAGTAATGAGCGACGACCGTATCTTGACTTCCATGCGAGGGATACTGTGGGAAGAGGCTAAAGGTAAACTTCGGGCTCTCCTGAACACCTATTACCCTGACCAAAACGGGACTGATTACTTTGAACCGATGGACAAGGCTGTGAACAAGTTCATCAAGAACGTCGAAGACAATGGATGGGCTATATGAACGACGCCAAAATAAGACAGAAGTGCGAAGACTGCGGTAGGACAATGCGTTTTCGCAAGAAGACGCAAGACTGGACACATAAGAGTATGCAGGATTGGATGAGATGCCCCGGCCCAAAGGGTTTTCAACAATTCTATCAACAGAACCACACGACACTACTGCGAGGGGCAAAATGAACCACAAGCTTGACACCGACACTCAGGTGTTCTTCTACGAGCAGGACTTCTATGTTCTGTCCAACTTCTCTGCATTCACCTTGAAGTGGGAGAATATCCGTTTCGATACCTCTGAGGCGGTCTACCATTGGGAGAAGTTTAACTACACAGCCGATACCCCGTTTAAACAACTCCAACTAGTCGGTATTCAGCTTGCTCTCGTACAAGCCCCCTCCGCTCATGAAGCGTTCAAAATAGCCGAGAAAAACAAGGAACACAGGAAGCCGGACTGGGATATGGTTAAACTCCCCATCATGGCTAACATCCTCCGTGCCAAGGCAGCACAGCATGAGTACGTACGCCGCAAGCTGCTGGCGACCGGCAACCGCGAATTGATTGAAGACTCGTGGCGGGATAGCTACTGGGGTTGGGGTGAGGACGGTAAGGGTCGGAACTGGTTGGGCAAGTTGTGGATGGCGATTCGCGAGGAGCTAAGATGTCAATCGACTTGAAAGCGTATCTTGAAGGACTAAAAAACCAGCCCAATGGAGACGATGTGTATGAGTTCCCCTGCGACTATCAAGATACCTACGACTTGGGTATTAAACATGGGAAGGTACAGATGGCACAAGAACTGTGGAAGCTTCTCGGGTTTGACATTCAATAGTAGATGAATAGAACAACCACACCTGAAGACCGAGCTATCTGCACAAGATGCAGACAGGACAAGCTACGCAAATTTTTCCACAAAGACCGAAAGAGGCCGAATGGGCTTTGCAAAACACACATCTCCAAGCTGCGAAAACGACTTGCCGTGGACCATGACCACGTGACCGGAGAAGTTCGAGGGCTGCTCTGCAATGTATGCAACCCGTCCTTAGGTGGGTTTAATGATGACATTACCCTCCTTGAAGCAGCTATAGCTTATTTGAGAGGACACTGATGCGTACCTATGGTTCGTGTACCTACAATAAACGTAATCAGTGTTGGGACTTAGTGGTCGAGCCGCACGTTGCTATCAGGCTTAAACGTGTGTTCGCGAAGATTGATACGTGGCAGTACGGCAAGCAGTCTATCTCTGCTACGCCTGAGAATTGCCGCGACCTTCAGTGGTTCCTCGACCGCTATCCATTAGAAGTCTACCCTTTTGAGCTTCTCGCTGAACGGGCTCAGGAGCATCGTGAGCGTCAGTCTCTTATTGAACAACTCCTCAATGGACACATGGAGCGGGAAGCTTTCAAGTTGAAGATTCCTCCACGGGAATATCAGGCGTTGGCCGCTCACATGTGGTTGACGGCTGGTGGTTTGTTGTTGGCTGACGACGTTGGGCTGGGTAAAACCTGCACAGCCATCGCGGGACTCAGCGAACCGAAGACGCTCCCGGCGCTTGTCGTCACCCTCACTCACTTGCCTTTTCAGTGGCGTGACGAAGTGAACAAGTTCACTGACCTCACCACGCACATTCTGAAGAAGGGTACTCCTTACGACATCCTGAAGTACACTAAGGGTAGATTACCCGATGTGTTCATCACTAACTACGCCAAACTTGGCGGGTGGGCAGAGACCCTCGCCCCCCTGCTGAAGTCGGTTGTATTTGATGAGATTCAGGAACTCCGCCACAACGGCACGCAGAAATACAACGCGGCCAAACACATCGCCGATGCGTGTACCTTCCGCCTCGGTACGTCGGCCACGCCCATCTACAACTACGGCGGAGAAATCTTCAACATCATTGACGTGCTGCTCCCGGATTCACTGGGCACCAAGGATGAGTTCATTCGCGAGTGGTGCATTTACCAGTTCGGCGACAAGCTGAAAATCAAAGACCCCGCAGCGTTCGGTCTGTTCGCACGCGAGAACGGTCTCATGCTCCGCCGCACCCGCATCGAGGTCAAGCGTGAACTCCCGCCTGTCACTGTGGTGCCTCACCACATTGATGTGGACGCCAAGGCACTCGACCACATGAAGGGTCAGGCTATCGAACTTGCCAAGCTGATTCTCAAACAGACGCAAGACTTCAAAGGCCAGAAGATGCAAGCGGCTGGCGAGTTTGACATCAAGATGCGGCAAGCCACCGGCATCGCCAAGGCACCGTACGTGGCCGAGTTTGTCAAGTTCCTCATCGCCGACAATACGGAGCCCGTGGTGGTCTACGCATGGCATCGGGAGGTCTACGACATCCTCATGGAGCGGTTGAAGGAATTCAACCCGGTCATGTACACCGGCTCCGAGACACCGAATCAAAAGGAAGCCTCCAAGCAAGCCCTCATCAGCGGCAAGTCGCGAGTCCTGCTTGTCTCGCTGCGTGCCGGAGCGGGTATGGATGGGTTACAGGACGTATGTCACCTTGCTGTGTTTGCTGAACTTGACTGGTCACCGGGAGTTCATGAGCAGTGTGTCGGTCGTATCCACCGCGATGGTCAGGACGAACCATGCACGATTTATTATCTGCTGTCCGAGCATGGTTCAGACCCGATTATGGGAGACATCTTGGGAATCAAGCGGCAGCAGATTGAGGGTGTACGAGACCCAAATCAAGACCTTGTGACGAAACTGCAAGTGGAAGCCGACTACATAAAACGTATGGCTGAGCGGTTCCTTACAGACCATGGTATCGAGTTACCAAAAGAGGAGACTATTGAACCCCTTTTATAGGGGGTGTTTCTTAATGGAAGTCGTCAAATTGTGTACCAAGTGTGGTAAGCCCGGTAAGTTTGGTAGGAGGAAACGAAGCAAGGATGGGCTTAAGTCTGCCTGTAACAAATGCGAGAGTTTACGTCAGAAAAAGTGGTATGCAGAAAACTCAGACCGATTCAAAGGCTATGTACGAAATTGGAATGAGCGCCACCCCGAACAGTATAAGGCAATCAGAAAATCCTCATCGCTCAAACGTCTGTATGGTCTAAGCACCGATGATTTTTTGTTGCTACTCAAGCTGCAAGATAACAAATGCGCGATTTGCCGTTTGGAGTTCACTGAAAGCCGACTACCCTACGTTGACCATGACCATGCAGTCGCAAAGACGGACAAACGAAAGAGTGTACGTGGTCTTCTGTGCCATCGTTGCAACGTGGGTATCGGTCAATTCGAAGAAAATTTGGAGCGGTTTATGGCTGCGGTTCAGTATTTGAAGTCAAGGGTGTTCTCGCCCGTGTGGGGAGAATCTTAAGTTTAATCGAACCGGAGGAGTTTTATGTTTAAGAAAACGCAAACCAGCATTAACATCCACGAAACCATCCAGCAGTTTCCTCATTGTGACCAGAGGATTCTACACGCCCCCGGCGAGTGTGAATACTGCGACAAACACAAAGACTGGCAAGCCCTGCGTGCTGCTTGGGGTATTGCCTTTACTGGCTGGGAGCCGGAGGGTAAGGAACTGCCATGCCCCGCCGATCATGCCCGTGGAAAGACCCACACACTGTGGCCGGGAAATCAGGCAACAAAATGAAACTAGCCAAGATTGCACATTACAGATGCGACAGTTACGAGAATGCATCGTACGTCACAATACCAGAAGACATGACGGCTGAGCGTCTGGAAGAACTGATTGGCCTCGCATCAAATAAGGCACTTGAGGCCGAACGGATAGCCAAAAAAGCCGCTCCTTTATACCCTGACCAGAGAACTCTCATTCAGACTATGCCCAAAGACACTACTATCGCTCAGATAGAAGCCGAGTTGGAAAAAAAGAAAGCAGAATACGTCGAGTGGGAAAAGCTAAAGAACCAGTCACAACGGTCATTCTATAGCTGGTTGAAAGAAGTCAGTGAAGGGGAAGTTATTGCTATTCACGACCGTGAATTCGACGATTTTGAAGTGGAGTGTCATTGGGGACACAACCACGGATTGAGCCCCGACTACTCGGAGGAGCTATGAGTTGGACAAGGTGTGACCACGTGACAGATGACGGCTCTGTGTGTGGGCAGCAGTGTGAAGAAGCGGCCTCGTGGCGAGTTAACAATCAGGCTGAAGATGACAGTGATTATGAGGAGTTTGTAGTTTGTAACTTCCACCTTCACCTCGTTGCTCCTTGGATTGGTATATGCCGCTCCCAACCAACTGCCAGAGTGTAACGCAGTCATCAAAGCGTACTTCAACTCATACGACAACACCGTGTTTTATCTCCCTCCGAATCCTGACTATGCTTACCATGCTTCAGGACGTAATCAGGCGACCCGTGAAGAGTCGGATGCCTATCAGGCACGTATTGAGGCTGTGCTCCCCGAAGACGCTATCTGGCTCCCAAAATCCAGCAACTATATCATGCCAATTCTAACGCATCTTGGATTGGCCGATGATGCACACCGACTAACGTGGTGGTAAATATGAGCAAGCTTGAAGACTTCGGTGGCGAAGAAGCTACAGCGGCTGAGTACAGCAACCATAAATCAGAAAGCCAATCAAACTATCGCGGTGGTGTACGGTCGCCTATAAACAACAATTGGGCTCCAATCTCTGGCCCCGGAATACCAAACAAACGCAGTATTAAGGAATGACGGAGACCAACTATGGCTACTAAGTATTCACAAATCCCGCAGAACAGTATCTTTACCGCCGCTGGTGGAACATACCGCAAGATTGATGACCTTTACTACGAGGATTTGAACACAGGGTTTCAGACTGTCTGGAGTCCAATCTTTGATAACACCATCGTTAGCAAATGGGATAAAGACGAGGAGCCAACAGGGGAGGTCAACACCAAGGACAAATTCCTCGTTGACCAACGCAGTCGCCTGATGCAACCCAACCCCAACTATCAATCACACCAATCCTGCGTGGCCGAACGTACCTTCGCTGAGATGTGGGGTACCGCTGAATACGACTGCGGCCCGGAAGAATATGAGTACATGGCGATGGTCTCCGTCCCGGCTGTTGGTGCCATGAAGGCTTTAGGTCAAGTCGTCGGAATGGATGGTTCCGCCATTGTCTGTTTTCCGGGCATTGTGGATATTCTGACGGTGGCCTACGAAGAGTACAAGAATAACCATGCCGAACCGGAGTACGAAGAGTACACGAAGACCGAACCGGAGGTTGACTCTTTTAAGGCAATCAAGAAAGTAAAGAAGCCCTCCGCCAAGAAGGCTGTGAAGCCCATCAAGAAAACCCCAACAAAGAAATCTCCGGCCAAGAAGGCTGCGAAGAAGAAGGCGAAACAGTAATGACAAGACGCTCAACACAAAGTCTGCAAAACAAGTCGTTGAAGATGCGGTACCTCGATTCTGCTCAAAAGTTTGTTAAGCAATTACAGGACGAGAACGAACAACTGAAAACCAATCCTGACACTTTGATTGGTCAGGTTATCCCTCAATTGCGTGAGGCCATCCACCAGAACAAGAAGCTCTCTGTTCTGGCTGCATCCCTCATTCAGGCCAGTGGTGGAAGCATTACCGTGTCGAAGGCTGTGCTTGAGTCCTTTGAGTCGAAGGTGCTTAACATCAAGTGGGCCGTTCCCGATGGTGTTGAGAGTGTAGACGCTGCCACTGAACTAATCTTCCGCTATGAGGCATTGACTCCGGAAGAAGTTTCCGCTCGTCAAGCACAGGAGCAAGTTGACAACCCAATTGAAGATGAGACTTCGGATGAAGAACTCACGAGAGAGGAAAAGGCACAGAAGTTCATTGAAGAATCAGGCAAGGAAATCCATACAAATGACTGTGCTACGTCTGTGGCACCAGCAGAGGAACCCGGCCCTTGCGATTGTACGACTGACGGGGTGTTAGTACCATAAGCTAAATCGAAAATTAGTGCCCTCGAAAGTGACTTCACGCGACGACTTTTCCTTTCGTTAGTGAACGTCCTGATGAGGCGCACCGTGAATCCGAGAGTCCTATTCGTCCTAAAATTTCGCGAATCTTCTGGAGGTAGTTATAGCAATTGCTGGAGTCCGCAAGATGAGGCTACAGTGGGGGCTAAGAAAGAGCTATCCAGTGGCTTGCTAAATTCTGCCCGATTTATTGTTGATATGTTGGAGAGCATCCATATCGACGTACATCTGGTGCAGGTAATTGATAACAATGACATCGACCGTGAAGTGACAAACTACAACCCAACGCACGTTATTGTCGAGGCGCTTTGGGTTGTACCCAGCAAGTTCGAAGTCCTTCAACGTCTGCATCCCGATGTCCAGTGGATCGTACGTAGTCACAGCGAACTTCCATTCCTAGCACAAGAAGGTGTGGCAATCAACTGGCTCACTAAGTACGTCCAATACACAAACGTTAAGTTTGCAGCCAACTCGGAGAACTCAGTCCGGGACATTAGAGCCATTGTAAAGGCTGCGAATCCAACTTGGTCACAAGCCAAGGTAGTTGAGAAGGTGCCCTATCTCCCCAACTACTACCCTTATAACCTGAAGGTTCCGGCTGTTAAGAAGAAGCTTGAATCCACATTTGTTGACATAGCGTGCTTCGGTGCCATTCGGCCTTTGAAGAATCAATTGATTCAAGCTGTGGCTGCTATCAAGTACGCCGATTTGGAAGGGAAGATACTGCGGTTTCATACCAATGCAACCCGAGTTGAAACGCAGGGTGAAAGTGTGCTGAGAAATCTTGAGGCACTGTTCGAAGCCACCCCGCATGAACTCATTAAGCACCCGTGGATGCCCCACGAGGAGTTCCTGAAGCTGTTGAAGCTGATGGATGTGGCAATGCAGGTATCTTTCTCTGAGACATTTAATATCGTGGCCGCTGATTGTGTGGTAACTGGGCTACCGATTGTGGTGTCACCCGAAATTACATGGGCGACATCATGGTGTCAGGCAGAACCGACCAGTAGTGAGGATATTCTTCTCAAACTGTTAAAGGCCAACGACTGGCGATTGAAACTCGCCATGAAAGTGCTGAACCTCCGGGGATTACGTCATTTCTGTGAGGACAGCAAACGGTTATGGGTTTCCTACCTGACCGCTTAATTTATACCCCTTATTCATTCTCTGAGGGTGAGAAGCACTGCGGGATTGTCCCAGTTGCCTCGCCCTCAAATTTTTCTGTTGTATTTTCTTGAACTTTGGGTATTCTATAGTAGTGCCACTGCCGCTGTACAAAGGAGAAGAGTAATGCGATTGTGTAATCACTAAGTAAGGAAGGACACAACTCGAATGCTCAACTCTATCTTTCACAAGGTACTGGTGTTCCTTCGTCTTCGCAAGAAGACTGAAGAAGGATTCACCCTTGCGTCTGAATGCCGCATGTTTTGGGATTTTCAGATTTTCAACATCGACGATCACAATCGTCGTTCCCGCCTCGTAGACCTCTACTACGTCTTCTACCGCTTCTTCAAATACTCTCCGTGGGGTAACCCGCGTGAGGCTTATTACGCCGTGAAGTGCTTCATTCAGCGTGGCCGTCGCGGCTGGTCTGACCGTGACATCTGGAGTCTCGACCACTATCTCAGCAGTTGGATGCCTGATGCCCTTCGCAAGCTGAAGAAGGACAAGCAGGGTGTGCCTAGCAGCGTCTTTGAGCCCGAGGACTGCATCTCTGAGGGGGATTGGCGGGGTAACCCCTCGGAAGAGGGCATGGAACGCGCCTCAGCCCGTTGGGACGCGATTATTGACAAGATGATTGCAGCCTTTGAGGCTGACCGTCACATCAACTCCGGACTCTACGAAGAGGAACTCGGTCCGTACCCCATGGACAGGCCGTCCGGGGTATCTGCTGAGGCGTGGGAGAAGGTCAAGCACGACCGTTTCAAGGCATCTCAAGCCCTTGCAGACCGTGACCGTAAAATTTTCGAAGAGGGGATGCTGCTCTTTGTTCGCCACTATTCTTCATTGTGGGATTAGTCCCAAAGACTGAACTACGTGGTTCCTTAGTAGGGAGCCACGTACTTGAAGGTCACGGTTTTGATAACGTGTCATCCTTCCGAGGCCCGAGAGTAAAATGAAGACGCTAAGACCGGCGCTTCAAAGGCTTAACCATCGTGATACCAGCGGTGCCGTTGGAGTAATACTTCTGTGTGACTCCGACCACTCGATACCCCAGCTTGAAATATAAAACTTGAGCGGGGTTGTCCACTTGTACCTCAAGTCTCATTTTCCTTACACCCAGCTTTTTAAGGGAGGTCTCTGCCTCCTCCATCAACAACTTACCGAATCCCTGTTGTTGACATGATGGGTCAACGCATAATGAAACAACATGCCCGGTGGTTTCGTCTTTATCTATCTCAACAAGCACATACCCCACCACTTTGCTATCGTACACCCCGACCCAAACATGTGTGTTGACCGTCTCCAGAGAGGAGGTTAGGTCTTGCTTGCTCCAACGATATGGTCGGCTGAAGCAAGCGTTCTCTAGGTTATGGATACTGTCAATATCTTCTGGCTTGTATCCTTTGGTTATGGTCAGCATTAGTAATGCCTCGCTTTCGATTTGGTGTTAACGTTTCGTTCCTTCACCCCGAACAGCGTGTCTCCAATGACGTTGCAGTTAATCTGAAGCGTAACACCACTTGTACGACTGACCACAAAGGACTGTAACGCACGACCTGAAGTAATGTAGCCATGCTTTGAATGGTAACGATCTAACCCTGACAAACTCTTCAGTTGGTAGTGGGTCAGTCCTCCAATCTCCCGAGCAATCTCGTGGTGTAGATGCCCTGAGAAGAAGTATTGAAACTCGCTGTGAGTGAACAAATCCTTCGCCTCTTTTACCATAGCCGACATCATGTCTTTCGGGGCCACGCAATCCCCATGGCCGAAGCCAAGAAGGGAGTTACCGTACCCTACATACTGCCGCTTCTGTGGAGACTGAATAATTTCCACATCTTTGGCCCCCGTGTATTTGCCAAGCAAAAACATCATCATACTGATGGCGTTGTTGTAATCATGATTGCCGGGGACATTGAGGTATTTGATGGGAGCAAGCTGTCGAAGCATTTCGATGTGGTCGTAGGCCAATTGACACCCCTCCATCAAAATCTGTGAAGGTGTTCCATCAGTGTCTTGTGGTGTACCACGTGTTGTGGTATTCCATTGATTGTCAATATGAAACCAGTCTGACCCAGAAGCCACTACGACCAATTCAGGACGACCCAGTTTGGCAACATACTTTGCCAACTCATTGGTTTTGTCCATAAGCAAATCACGTGCTTCAGAGCGGCTGTATCCTTGTCCGGTTTCATCCATCCAACCATACTTACCGAAGTGCAAGTCGAAAGGGGCTACCACAAGAGCGTAGGGCTCATCACTTTTTGGAAGAGTAAGCATTGGCGGTTTATAGTCTGACAGCGTTTGCTTAATCTGTTCGCTCAGAGGGAGTAAAACTGACTGCTCAAAATGGTTCCACTTCTTCGCATCGGTAATGGTTGCTTGCCAAACTTTTTTCTGATAGGAGTTGAATACCTTCAGACGAAGTTGTTGAACCGCGTCATCCGCCATATCATCCACATCACGAGTGATTAGCTCCTCGTTGGTGAAGGGCTCTTTATCATGGGTCCATCCATGCAGAGCCTTATACTCCATGAACCAATCGCGACGGAATTTAAACCGACGACAAATTTCATTGATGGTCTCGGACGCTCCATCCCAGTTAGAGTAGGCTTTCAACATCGCACGATGAATCTCTCCCGCAAGGATAACGCTTTTCCCACCAAGGGTGCGAGGAAGGGGGGTGATATATGTGTCCGTCTCCTTGTTGTAAACATAGTCCTTATCGTAGATAAGGTCTTGCTCCTCATCCGTGATGGTTTGAGAGGGGTTCTCTTCTACTTGTTGCGTTGTCGCCTTCAAACCCGCAGCCAGAACAAGACCGCCAAACTTAGGAAAATGCCACTCTACATCCTTTTCTCTAATAAGCTGCTTGTTCCTGTGATTACGATAGAATCCTCGGGTTAGTTCTTCTCCCTCAGGCAACAACTTAGCGACTCGCTGCGCGTCGGCTACTATGTCTTCTTTAGACGGTGGAGAAAGCGTTAATGGGGACTTCTCCGGGGGTGTTGCTGGCTTCTTCTTTTTAACGCTCAAGCGGTCTCCTCCAACCATGCGCGTACAATGGTAATCAGTGTGCGCGGTTCTATAAGTAAGTCCAGTAGTATCAAATGTAATGCATGGACTGAGTTAGTAATACTAGGAAATCGGAATTTTCCACATTTGAGATTCATCTATAGGATAAGAATAGCTAAACACCAAGGGGCTATATGAATTTTGAATCCAAGTTTCTTCGCATAGCTGAAAAATTGTCTCAGCGGCACTCCACTGAGTACCGAGGCATTCCCATTGTAATCGAATGGCCAAAAAATTCAGTACGTACAGGCAAGGATGAACAGGGCAAGCCTTGGAAGAGGACCATGCAATGCGATTATGGCTACGTCTCCGACGTTAACGGCAGGGACGGGGAGGGTCTGGATGTTTATATTGGCGAAGATGAGGCGTCGGACAAGGTGTTTGTGATAGAGCAGTTGGATGCAAAGGGGAAGCTAGATGAGTACAAGATTATGTTGGGTTTCCCGAATTTGGATTCAGCTTTAGAAATGTACCTCGCCCATTATCCAACCGGCTGGGATGACGACCGCGTGGGTGACATCTCTGAAGTCCCCTTCGATTATGCCTTCGACACGATTGAGGCGCATCAGGAAGAGCAGGGTAGGACGCCTAAAAACAGCAGTACCACTGTAAAAACTGCTGGTCTTACTTATCTAAAAGCTCTTCAGTCGATGACTACCGTCTCCTTCAAGTAGAGCCTCGGGCTCCGGGAGGCTGTGGAAATGCTAAAATCCGACCGCCAGCTTAAGAGATACTATATCAAGTTCAACAAACTATACTTTGGTGGAGAACTACCTGACGCTGTGGTTTGGTGGGAGCCATTAGGGGGAGCCACCTTCGGTGACTGTTTATATCTGGAAGAAGAAAAGATATGGAGAATCCGAATCAACCCTTTCGTTGGGGGGTGGAGAGCTATCTCCAAAGTCACCTTAATCCACGAAATGATCCACATCAAGTGCGGTCACCGGCATGGTAAAGCTTTCGACATAGAACGCCAGAGGCTGTTGGGGTTCAAGGAAATACGGGATTTAGTCCTTTAGACTACCGCTTTCTTATATAGGCAGGATTGCGGATGCGGAACGAACTCCTTCAAAAAACAGATGCGGCACAAGTGACGGGCACTACTGCGTTCAAAACAGCCGCAAACCAAAACTTTGAAGTTTTAAGTAAGATAGACGCTATCATCAATGAGATGATGACCGTACTAGCTCCGGGGCTCCCTAGACCCAAGATAAAAATAAACAACAGTCAAGGCAACACCCTCGGTCTATGTCATTGGCAATATGGTCTAAAAGAAGGGAAGCCTTTCTGGTGGGATAACACTGAGATTGAAATTCAAAAACGAGTAACGGGAGATGAACGTACACTTCGTAGGATTTTGGCTCATGAGTTGGCCCACTCAGAGGATTTCCTTGTTAATGAAGTTGCCGACCTGAAGAAGTACGGGTTTCATACATACAAAATGATGCGTGGTATTCATCGTGGTGACGGTGGTCACGGTCCTAAGTGGATGGCAATAGCTCAACGTTTTAATGCCAAGTACGGTGCCAATTTTGTTACAAAAACATCTGACCAAGACACAGTAACTGACGATACTAACCTCCGTCCTTTTTACGTTCTCATCTCTGCCGACAGCAGTGGAAGCACTTTGGGTTGGCAAATCTCGCTTCGCTTGAGCCCTAAGCAGAAAGAATACCTCGGCCAATGTGCTGATGGAAAGATGACTTATCCCAAGCGGTTGTTCATGAGCACTGACCCCATCCTAATGAAGTATGGGGCTCCTATGATTAAGTATCATGGTTCCTCCATGCCAAGAACGGACGAGCAGAAGTCCAGACTCAAGGAACTATGGGATAGTGGTGAAGACATTTTGCAACAGTTCAAGCTTAAACCCCCGAGGATAGCGAAGCATAAAACTACGTCTAAAGTTGCCAGTCCTGACTTCAACTACACAAAGTTCAATGATCGTGAAAAAGACTTGAAAAAACTCCGCATTCAGGAGCCGGACCACGGCATTCATTTGCTTGAGGCCGAAGCAATCGACCCCATCAAAAAATCCATGGAGAAGACGCAGGGATACGTCACCGCCGAGAAATTGTTTTTGAACAGAGAGGAACTTTCCTACGCGATTACCCATTCTAATATCAAGCCGGAATGGCGTGGCACTGGTTTAGGTCAGATGCTGTACGACCGCGTTATTGCACAGGCTAAGAAACGGGGCGCAGAGTATCTGTATTCAGACGTAACCCCCAACAACCTCAGTAAAGACGCAGTTGGGGCTTGGAAGCGCCTCAGTGAACGTTATCCCGTAGAATACGATGACACTCAAAGGCGGTATCGCATTCCTTTGAAGTCTCAGGGAAGGAAAACCGCCGCTGCAACTGACGGTCAGGATGTATGGAACAGCTTGCAGCAGGATGCTCTGTCAGGTATCGTCTATCATGGAACTACAGTAGAAATAGCCAACTTAATTCTCAAGGAGGGTTTCCGTGGGCTTGAGTTCGATGCCATTCTACAAGATGTGCTGGCAAAATACGACATGACCGAGGCCGACATCCCCAAGAAGATGGTCAAAACGCTGGGAATGACCAGACGGAGCTATCAAGGTGAAGCCCATTTAGTCAGCACCTCACCGGGTGGTGGGGTTGCCGGTCGTTGGGCAGGGGGCGGTGGCGAAGTCCCACGTCAAATCGAAGCCTACCTTCTCGGCAAATACAGCACTCGTGATGTAAAGAACTCCCGGTTGAATGGTGAACCGGCCATCATAAAGTGTCGCATCAAGAACTTTGAATCGACCCGCCACTACGCAACCATGAAGAAAACAGTAGATGGGTTGAACCGGCTCATCGCCGATGGTGGTGTGAACGGAAACTTCTCTCCTCGGGCTGCGGCTGTGGATACGTGGGAAACCTACACCAACTTTCTTTGCAAGCCGGAAGATTTGGAAGTAGTGCAGGTATTCGAAGGACGACCTCAGGTTGATGCGTTGATTAAGCAGCCGTTGCGGGGCTATGTGAAGACCGCCATGCCTGATTTTGGTTACAAGAAATACAACGACCGCGAGGAAGACCTCAGCAAGATTACTTTCGAAGTGCGCCCCGGCAGGATGATAGGAGGCGACACGCTTGTCATTGAAGCATGGACACCCGACCGCCGCCCGAATCCGCACTCTCAACACACGTTGCCGGTTGGTTACATTGAACTGGATAAGGAAAACGGCAAGGACTATGTGTTCGATGTCTCTATTGAGGATGACTGGCGTGGAACTGGCCTCGGTCAGATGCTCTACGACCGTGCGATTGAAGAAGCGAAGAAGCAGGGTGCCGACCGCCTATGGTCTAGCACCGATATGCAGCCGGATGCTCACAAGGCATGGAAGCGGTTGGCACAACGTTACCCAGTGAAGAAGTCCAAGGGCCGCTATTACATCGACTTCAAGGCGACGAAGACTGCCATCAACAAGTGGGATCATGGAATCCGTGACACTAACAGCCCAATCAGCTTGTTCAGGGTCATGTCCAGACGGTGGGACTTTTTCACACAATCCCAGTTTGATCCAAAACCCGCATCACCCGTTGGCAAGATGGGCTCCTATCAAATAAGCAAAGCAAATTACGATGAAAAGGAACCCACCTTTGCGGTGTACGACAGTGTGAATAAAAGGAATGCCGGGTTCTGTGAAATGGATCAGCAAGAGCATTACTTCAGCATCGGTGCTATCGCTTTTGACAACTGGTATTTGGGGCTAGGATTACCCGCTAAGCTGTATGCGTGGTTGATTAAAAATGGTCACTGCCCAACCATCGTATCAGGCGATAAGCAGACCGATGGTGGCCGTGCCGTTTGGAAACAACTGGCCAAACTACCCGATATTTTTGTCTATGCGTGGAACAAGGAAACTGGAGACATGTTCTCAGTTGACCAGAATGACCTCAGCGCCGAGGAGCCGCTGTGGGATGACGACAATGATGATACCGTTGAACTCCTGCGTCAAGAGATGCGTGAAGGCGTGACTCGCGAAAGAGCGATGGAGATTGCTCAAGAGTTGGTTGACATTGAAGATGACAAAATGAAGTATGCCAAGAACACCGTGCTCGTAGCTGTGAAGAGTGAAGACAAGACAGCCAGTATCCAACATTTCGCGTCAATTAAGACCAACATCGCGTCAATTAAGACCAACATCGCGTCAATTAACACGTCAATTAAAACCAGCAGCGTTAAGGAAGCGTATGCACGCGGAGAGGATGAAAGCACCAAATGGGAAACCATGATGGAGTCTGATAAGTATAAGGACTGGCTTCCTCAGGCATACGCACGCGAGTTATCCGAGCCGTGGGTAGAGTACGTGCCCATCTCTCAGCTACTCCCCCTGCGTGAGTATCACTGGAGCCCAAAGGACAACCGGCATGGTGAGGATGCGTTTCATGATTCTGTCGAAGACATCAAGCGCCATGGCATCCGGTCGCCTATTACCCTCCGTTATTTTAAGGATACCAACACAGCCCTTGTGATCGAAGGCAACCATCGTATCGCACAGGCACAGATGGCTGGGCTCACCGAAGTCCCTGCCCGTGTCACCATTGCCACCTATAAGCGTGACCAATATGGCACCGACATTGGGGGACATACTGGTGGCCCTGTGCGTGGGATGCTTAACCCCAACGAACGCATCTTCTACGACTTCATCCCACCCTCTGCTATTGGTTTGAGTGGGAAGAAGGTGAAGACAGCCGCTGTAGAAAATGAACGAGATAAGAAGTTCGATGAACTAGCTTCCGACCAAAGAGGAGAGCCTGAGAAGGCCATGCTTCGTTGCCAGATGCATCCTTTAGGTGCTGGCATTGGCACTCACGCGCTGGAGCACTGTGGTGACATTACGAACCGTATGGCTCAACACTTCACCTACTTTCAGGGGCAGTACGGAATTGTAAAAGACAAGGTAGATAAGTGCCTTTACTGGCTGACCAATGAGTATGGGTTCGAACGCGAAGTGCGTGAGAACATGCAGAACAATTACCGGGCTCAAGTGGAAGACAACAACCCGAAGCTCAAGGGTCGCAGTTATGAGGAACTGGCGAAAGAATTTTTCAAGCTGTGGGAGGCTTACGGTAACGCTCATAGCCGATTGACTGTTTATAACCGCGCTCAGAGATACGCCAAGTTCGCGGCTGTTGCCTTGGGTCACCGCAATTTCAGTGAAGCCATCATCTATCTCAAGTCTCTCAAACGGATTCTGGATATGGGAGAAGCTGAGTACATCAAGGAAGCTGGGCTGTATGTTCCCAGTGGAGTGACAAAAGAGGCTGGAGTAAAGGATGTATTAAAGGGGCTTGGTGTCGCGTTGCTTTCAGGAGCACTCGGTACTGCCTTGGTCTCAAAACACACCACCACACCTCCTTCTAACCCTCATGACAAGGAATTGAATCAAGTAGGGCATGACATGATTAAGCGCCTACCACAAACTATTCAAAGCCGGATAGGAGACCCAAATACAATCACGTTCAAAGCTGGCGTGCCCTCCACTAGAGAAGGGGGTGGAGATGAAATCTGTCAGGTGGAACAAGGTACTCGGGTAGTTTATGTCAACCCTAAATACATAGATATGTTCCTACACACCGAAATTGCAGACCAGCTTACAGCACATGAGACCACTCACATCATGCAGTCGGAAATCGACCCACAAGGAAATCGCTTCCCAAAGACCAATGAAGCTGACCCATACGGCAAGATGAAAGACCCCAACACAATCGTTCAGACACTGAAAGACCTTCGGTTGAAGAGTGACCGCATGTGGAATCACTCACGTGAAGAACAGGCCGCAATTGTGCAGCAGTATGAGGCGCTTGTGGATATGTTGAAGAGTGCTAAAGACCCTGCACAAAAGAAGGACATCGAGCAGAAAATTAAAGTATTTGAGCCATACATCGCCGACTACAACCAGTTAAAGGTTGGTGCCAAGAAAACAATCGACATACCACAAATCCGGGCGATTCTAAAAACCCTACGCGAGGAGGATGGAGAAGGCCAATGTCACACCATGGCCGACATACTTGAGAACAAGTTCGGCTGGGAAAAAGCCAGTGGATTCTACCTGTACCCCACTCCTGATAAGGGACACAACGGCCATGGCGACCATTCTTGGAACGTGATGAAAGATGGCACGATCATCGACGGCACCCATGACCAGTTCGGACCGCCTGACATACTCGTAGTTCCACCGGGCGCTGCTATCCAGAAAAAATATCATGCCTATTGCGGAAGTCATGAGTGCCCAATATGCACATGCCCCGAGTGCAACCCCGGCTTTGCAGAAGAGGTGAATAAAACCGCTTCAATTCTAAAAGGAACCCACGTCTACCACGGCACTGATTCAAAGTCAGCAGAAGACATTCGCAAGCGTGGAGTGGATATAACCAAATGCAGCCCCGGCTATTTTGGTACAGCATTTTACACTGCACTCGATCCTGACCTTGCCAAATCAAACTACGCCGACTTCTCGGATGACGAAGAAGGTGGAGTTGTGCTGGAGTTTGAAATCATTGGTGGACATATCCTCGACTTGAAAGAATCGGATGACTGGGACGAGTACGCCGCACTTAAAGTACGTCCTGATGCAAATCCAAACTTCCCCAAAATGATGGTACAAAAGGGAGTTGACGGATTGGCTGATGAATCCTTCGGAGGTGTGTGTTTCTACAACCCTCGGTGCTTAAAGCTGGTGGGTGTGATGAAATTTGGGAGTCACAAGCAGACCCCGATGTCCGACACCACGTTCCCCAACATGGACAAGAACGACGGTGAGGGCTCTAATGCGTATGCCCTTCAGCCCGAGCGTGTAGAAGGCAACAGTTTGATGCCAAGTCTTGAGGCCATGGTGCCGGGGGCGAAGTTGGGCAAGGAAGTTTATCACGGCACTCCTTTCCATTTCGATTCATTCGACACGGACAGAATCAACACGGGTGAAGGTAATCAGACCTACGGGTGGGGACTGTACTTCGCGGGAAACCGAGATGTTGCTGAGTATTATCGAACATCTTTGGAGAAGAACAAGCCCGACTGGTCTTATGTGGTCAATGGCCGGAGAATCACGCGGCGTGACCCGGATTACGTTCCAGCCGAAATGGCTTGGTTGGCGCAGGAGTACGGCCCGGTGGACAAGGACTGGGCCGACCAAGAACTGGGGGCTCGTTACATGGGCGGTTTCAATGGAAACCATAGGACAACCAAGAAGAGATTCTTGGAGTTCTGCAAAACTCCCATTGAGAAGCAGTCCGGAGGTCAGTTGTACAAGGCTGACATCCCCGAAGACAATGTGTTACTCGACTGGGACAAACCCCTCAGTGAGCAATCACCATTAGTTCGCAAGGTGCTTGTGAATGAAATCGCAAACGCGAGAAAAGGTGCTGAAGAGTCCAGTCCGGATTGGGGTGACTTGGCCGACCACAACAAGATAGATGGCATCATCACGGGTCGCTCCGTTTACCGCGACATTTCGGTTCAACAGGGCTCTGACAAAGCGGCCAGCGAATACCTGCGCTCTCTCGGTGTCAAGGGCATTAAATACCTTGATGGAGACAGCCGAGTCAGAGGTGACGGAACTTGTAACTACGTCATTTTTGACAGTAAAGATGTTAAAAATGTTACCACGTTGAAGACCGCTGACCTTGAAGGCGACGGCCAGAGCAGCTTCTTCGAAGAAGTTGAAAACCCACACAGTGTTCAACCGCTACGTGCATCTACTGAGGAAAAGACAGCCCATGCCTCCGATTACCTTCCTGATTTCGACACTTTCCTCGCGAAACATGGAGGCATTAAGGGGCTCATTCGTGAGTATGATTGGAATATCAGTGAGTGGTTCAATTTCAATGGGGAGAACACACCTGAAGCAGAAGAAGATGCCCTACAACAAGCGACTGACTACCTGCGAGGTGTATACGAACATTTCTTTTATGAACATGACAGTCGAGGTGGCAAGTTTAATGTCTACCGCTGCATGACATTAGAGAGCCTTCAGCAACTTAAGAAACAGGGGTTTGGAACTTACTGGTCATGGGATGAGGATGCCGCAGAAGCCCATTGGGGGAGTTTCGGTCGCGGACAGTCCAAATATTATTTTTGGGCACGAGTATCCGACCGCGACGTTGACTGGGATAACACAATGCTATGCAATCTAAACCCCTCGCTTGGTGAGGAGGAGAAAGAGATTCGTCTGAAAGACGGAACGCCGCTGCAATTGCTGGGATATAAAACTGAGAACGACAGGCAATGGCGACCCGTCAATGCTGCGTGGAAGAACGTGACCGCCAGTGCTGAAATTCCAACTGTGGCTTCCAAAGTAGGGGACAACCATGCCTAAGTTTCTATACCACGTAACCTACCTCGCCAATCTTGACAAAATTGCCACCTCCGGTCTCCTGCCTAATGCCAACAACGGCATTGGCGGACCGGCGTTGAAGAGCTACAAGGCCGGTAAGGTGTTCCTGACCGACGCTGGTGGTGTGGATTTCTGGCTCAACCGAGCGGAGATGTTCGCTTACAATGACTCAGATAACATCGCCGAGGATGGTCTCGTGCCGGTCGTCCTCCGTGTTGTGGAACCAAAGTATCTGACCAAGGATGAGGAAGGCACCAACGACTCCGGCCATGAGGCGTACTACTGCTCACGTGTGAACTCCGAGATTGAAGTCTGGACGGGTAACCAGTGGCAGAGCATCTACAGTGCTAACCTCGACCCGCACACGTTTGTGGATGAGGAAGGGTACATACAGGAGTCGCCATTGACGAAGCCTAAATTTGCCGGAGCCGGAGATGCTAACATCTTCCTACCGCGTCATCACACAGAAACCCCCGCATTGCACTCAGACCCTGTATTTGAGACTGAACAGGAAGCTTGGGACACTCTCTTGCCTGACCATAAAGTAGCCCACGACTACGAGGCGATGTTCAAGCAGTTGATTGCCGACCAGCCACAATTTGAATCCATTGTAAAGAGGGAAGTTCAATGGGCTAAAACCCACCTGAAGAAACAGGACAGAATCTCTTGGTACCTCCGTTGGTGGAGGCTCAGTGTATATGACGCTCTCTCTAAAGACACCGGGGTTATCCGTGACAACCCAGCCATGGCGGAAAAGGTACAAGAAGGCGGTTCAACAGGGGTTGGCGTTCATTAGTAGCAAGAATAACAACACAGCCACGCTACCCTTGGATGGTTTCCATGCTGTTACTCGTTGGCATGGGGCTCTCGATCACTATCTGTCACTGCCGATTCCAGCCATTCAAAACCATGTATGGGGATGGGAAGACTACCCTACCCTGACTGAAAAGTTCAGTGTCCTGCGAGTGCAGCTTCCAGAGGGGCTGGACTATGCTCCACGTTATCAGGAAGCTTTTTGGAAAACCCCAATTCCTGCGGAGAGTATTTCGCTTCAATCCAAAGATGTCTTCGTGAAGCCCGAAGCGAATGCACGGCAGATTGCGGTCTGGGCATCTTGCATCCCTGTTTACGAGGCGGTTCAGAATGGCACCCGCGATCTTCAGGGAGTAACTCACCTTGAGAAGGGCATGATTGAGTGGTGGCAGCAGCATCCCGAGGACTTTGCCAAGGCGCTACGGCTGGTGGAAGCGGCTTATGGGGAATCCCCCATCGATTGGCGCACCGGGCGAGTGGAAAGTGGTACATCCATGAAGGCTGAAGTTCACAAGATTTGATGCCCAAAACACCTTGACTTTCTATGTCATAGTAGGGGCAAATTGATGGAAGACCGCATTCCAACCGGGTTGGACGTAAACGAAATCCCATTTAATAAGAGACACCGCAGAAATAGCGGTTACAATGAACTCGTCTTAATTGACGCCGGGAAGTTCAAAGCCCTGTGGGAGTCTCAACACCCCGGAGAGAAGTTTGACTGGAATCCCAGCCGGTTGAAGCGTCTGGAACTGCTGGAATCAGTTGACGATTATCCAAAAATCTATGCTTACGACACCGACCGGATAGATGTGCTCGACGGGCGGCACCGCATCACTACCGCTGCAAATCGTGGTGTTCCCATCTGGTGTGCAACTAAGCCGGGAACCCAATGGCCTGAGGGTCTTTGCCTTCAAACCAAAAAAGGGGCTGGGCTTACCCAAGACCAAGACTGGATGGGTCAGCCGGGGGATGTTACCAAGAACCCTGCGTTTCAAGCATGGTTCAATGGGAGCAAGGTGGTTGATGACCATGGTCGGCCACTGCGTGTATATCACGGCACAAATCAAAGCTTCGATACTTTTAACACTGAGAGAGGAGGGGGTTCTACTCAAAACAACGCGGCACGTATGGGCTTTTGGTTCGCCGCCCACCCTACAGTCGCCTCAGAGTATGCTGATCTTGCAAGTAAGCAAGTCGTTCATAACGTTGAAGAGCATGAAAAAAAGTACAATCAACTATCCAAAGAAATTGAAAAAGCTGAGAGAAGGAGAGATTGGGAAACCCTAGAGCGACTCACCCTTGAATTAGAGAACCATGAATTCTCAGCTTTGCGAGAAGAACCAAAAGGCATGAATGTAATGCCCGTATTCCTACGTATCACGAACCCCAAGGTAATTGAAGCAAACGGCTCCTTCCTCAACATAAAAGATGCCGAAGGTAACTGGATTCCGGTGGGTGACCTTATTAAAAGTGCGCGAGATAAGGGGCATGATGGGGTGGTTTTTAAGGACGTTGAGGACACTCCGGGAGATTCACACACCATTTGTGACCACTTTGTTGTATTCTCCCCTAGTCAAATCAAGAGTGCGATTGGGAACGCTGGCACGTTCAACCCTAAGGACAACCGGGTCACGGCATCATCCCCGCGTGCGGACGAGTACAAATGGACACGTATGGGCGACGAATACCTTGTCAACCTGAACCATGACAATTATAGTCCTTCCCTCATAAAACCACTTGACCAAAAAACCGCCGCAAAAGCCATATCTGCTGATTGGTATCATGGTAGCCCCCATAAGTTTGACCAATTTAAAACTGTGAGCAAAGCGGGAGTGACTAAAGAAGTTGTCGAGCAGCCTATTTTTCTCACCCCGGATTTGGGATTTGCTAAGTTACATGCCGGAGCCCACGGGTGGGTTTATAAAGTCCGTGCTAATGTTGAGAGCACTTTTGATGGTGTGGACTTGCTTAACTATAGCGAGAGGTATTACCTTGACCCCAAAACCTTCACCCCCTTGGGTAAGAAAGTTTATGAGGATATTGCGAACAACAAAATTTGGTTGGATGGTGATGACGACCCAGTGGGGTACATTAAGGCGCTTGCCCGTAGGAACTGGGATGCAACCCAATGCCCTGAATTTGTTCGTTGGATGAAAGCGAACGGTTACGACTCATTCCTTGAAGAGGGAGAAGGTCACACAAATTTAGGGGTGTTTGATTCAGGGAGGTTGGAAATTATCTCATCCACCCCTGTAGACAAGGCTACTACCGCTTCGAAGACCGCAGCTTACACCGCCATCATGGATAAGACCGCCAGTGTGCAGTCTAAGCGGTTGGCTGTGCGTCGTCGCATGGATGTTCGTCATAGGGCTGGAATAAAGAAACAGGCTCTGACCATTGGACCCGTTTACCACGGTACAACGTATGACTTTGATGACTTCAAGCGAAACAAGGGTTTGCGTTCGGGTTTTCTCGGCATGACGCTTGAGGTTGACGTGTTTGCCTTCTTCTTTACCAAGAGTAAGCAACAAGCCATTGCGTACGCAAAGAATCGACAGCAACACACCAAGCAGCCCTGTCGCCTTATCACGGCGAATTTGACCATCAACAACTTACTCGACCTAACCAACCCTAACTGGGTAAATACATCCATCACGACGCCTCCGATTCCTCTGCACAAGATTCAGAAGACAGACACTGCTGAAGATTCGCCGGGGATTTACGAAGAGCACGCCGAAGAACTGAACAAGTCCACAGGATTGTTGGATTACCTTGTCAATTACCTGTTGGCCGACGAGATGACTAGCACCGAGTGGGGTGAACTCGCGATTGATGATGGTCGTGACAACTATGACCGAAAAATTCGTGAGCCGCAGCTTGAGGAAGGGTTCCGGGCTTACGACCTATTTGACAACAAAAAGGTAACCGACGCTCTACACTATCTAGGCTTTGATGGAGCCAAGGTTCCTGAGGGCGATGACCAAGAGTTCGGGGGTGAGTCCTACTGTGTTCTATCGTCCAACCAAGTAAAGATTATCTCCAATGTGGATATTGACCGTAAGAAGGCAGCATCCACCAAGACTGTGCGTGCGTATCACGGAACCACGAAGCAGTTCGACACGTTTGAAGTTCCAGCCATGTTCCATGTCCGCCGCAAGTATTGTGAAGACCTCATCGCGGGTCAACCAGACGGTCACATCATTGAGGCTATTCTGACTATCAACAATCCGGCTAACCTCGATACGCTGCACGTATCACCGAGTGACCCCAAATTCAAGGAGTTGGCGAAGAGCCTCGAAGAGCAGGGCTACGACGGAGCACAGTATAAGAACGAAGCGTGGATTGCTTTCTACCCTGACCAGATTCGGGTAGTCAATGGCAAACTGCCCACGTTCACCGTTCGTCTGCGGAGCACGATGGACAAGGACTCCCCCCAGTATTCATGGGAGGGAGAAGCCAAGAACGAAGCTGCGGCCCGTCGTGAGGCGAAGAAATACTACGAGGGTATCTACGCTGGCGACAAGGAAGTTAACGACGATGCTGTTTTAAACCAAGCTGTTAAAGCTGGGAAGTACCCTGAATTGGCTGGTGAGGGTTGGCCGCAAGACATCCCAAGCACCGAAGCCTTGAAGCGTCTTGGGTATGACGGTATTGTATATAACAATGAGGGTGAGGGTGGAGGAGATTCGTATGTGAACTTCTACCCTGAACAGGTGGAGGTGGTCTATGGAAAAACCGCAGCCATCCGCACCATCGAAGCCCGTGAATTGAGGAAGGGAGACATTGTCTACGGATATGGTCAGGCGTTTGTAGTTCAGCGTGCCGTTCAAGATGGCGACGAGATGGCTGTCATGAGCCGTAAGGGGCAGTTCCGTCGCTTTGAACTGACCGACCAGATTAAGGTTGACCGGAACATTGGGTACCATGGAGTACGTAGTGTGTACGCCGGGGTTGACCCCGAGGTAAGCCAATGGTTCCGCACCATGGTTGAACTGAAGAAACAATTCCACGAGGACTCCTTGGGGGAGGCACGTGAGGCCGAGAAGCAAGCCATTGCTGAACTGGGAGATAAAGCCACACCCGAGATGGTCGCACAGCGGGTGTATACCCTCCTTGGCGGTCATGGCGTGTTGAATGGAAACCACCTTCTCCTTGATCCAGAAGAAGAGACGAGCAACGAGGCTGACATTCAGCAGTTCGGAAAGACTAAAGATCAGATGCGTCGGGATGCTGAGTTCCAAGACTGGGCACGTGATAAGGGTATTGAGATTCCACCTTTCCCAAAGGCCGGAAGCGTGAAGACAGCCCAAGTCTATGACGTTTACCATGGCACCGAAGAAGAGTTAGAAGCATTCAATGACAAGTTCAAGGGTACCGGATATGGCGAAGCCCCCATCAACATGCTGGGGTTCAACTTCACCGATTCAGAGAAGGCCGCTCGTACATTTGGTGAACGTGTTGTTCATGCTAGAGTGCGAATCAACCGCCCCTACATTATCGACCTGAAGGGTGAGGAGTATTCCTACGGTAAGCACACCATCAACCGACGCCTTGAGAAATTGGACAAGGACAAATACGACGGTATCATCATCAAGAACTACGCCGACGCTGGACGCCATGGGCACTATATCAAGAGCAACCATTACGTTCCGTTCTCGACAAGCCAAATACAGATTGTAGACCCTGCGGAAAAGACAGCCGCATCCAACAAGCTGTACCACGGCACCAGCATGTATGGTATCGTCGGTATTCTCAATGACAACACATTGTATGAAGGAGTCCACTGGGGAAGAGATGGGGAGCCTCACGGTCCTAGACTTTCTCGCAGCAAGACGGTCGCCAGCAACTTTGCCATTGAAGGTTTGAGCGGTCATCCGTCTGAGGGAGCTATAATTGAGTTCGATGCCAAAGCACTGGCACAGGACTACAAGCTGCAAGACTACGAGGATGTAGATTGGGCAGGGGAGAAGTGGGAGAAGCCGGAGCACGAGGTGGTGGTTGTAGCCCCTGAGATAAAGAACGTTCGTAAATACATCACGGCCATTTATTTGAAGGTTTTCAAAACTCAGAAGGCGGTAAAGGATTATTCTCTGCTAGTTGAAGAGGAAGAGCGTATGTCAGCCAAGGAGTGGCTGGCTGGGTACGCGAAATTGTTAAAAGACCCTTTGGTAAAAACCCCCTTCAAATTTGCGGCGGTGGACGACAACTCAAAGTTCCAAGCATGGTTCAATGGGAGCAAGGTGGTCGATGCTCAGGGCAAGCCCTTGGTGATGTATCATGGCACGTCCAAGGACATAGATTTCCCTGCGTTCAGGAACAACAAGAACGGTATCTGGTTCACTGACAGCCCCGACTCGGCTTCATCCTACGCTGATAACAATGACAGCCAAGGGTACGTTTATGAGCATGGGAAGTATGAGAAGACGAACACCCGGTCGCGTGTCATGCCTTGCTACCTGTCTATCAAGAACCCCTATAAATTTACACCTGAGGAAGATGAAGCGTTCCGAAAGGTTGAGAACTACAAGCGGTTTCAGGCACAGATGTTTGATAAACTCCGGGCGAAGGGATATGACGGCATCGACTGGGGACATGGTATATGGGTGGTTATCGGTAGCCCGAATCAGGTGAAGTCTGCCATTGGAAACAATGGGGAGTTTAGTTCAAAACAAAACATCACGGCGTCTACAACCTTCCTTTACCACGGCACCAGTTCAGCCTTACTCAAAGGTATCTTCAAGAATGGGGATGCTGGTGTGTTGAACGCCCCCAACTACTGGGGCACACAGCGTATCGCTGAGTCCTTCGCCGATGCGGCGTGTGATGAAAACGGTGGAACACCTATCGTATTCAAGTTTCCTCTCAGCCAATTCGATCAATCCTCCCTTGAGGTTGACCACCACATAATAGCCGAGCCCGACTGCTTCACACTGAATAAGACCAGTGATGCTCTTTATGAAGAATGGGAGAAAGTTCCGGGTGATGGAACATGGCAAGACTGCCTCCGCATCTATGAAGCGGTTGTGTACAAGAAGCCCGTGCCTGTGACCAAGGATGATTTTGATACAGTGTGGAGCAGCCACCGTGCCGGGTTCAAAGTGGGGGTATCAGGTGAGGGTGGAGCTACCCGTTATTACATTGAACTTTCAGAGCCAGACAAAACCGCTGCGTATACGGGTCACTACGCTTTCTACATTGAAGTGCCTAAGGAAGCTCGTGACCATTTTTGGGATGAACCACCAGCACATAAGATGGAGTTCTGGGCCTTCCGCAGTCGCCCTCGCGTGCTGAAGGGTGAACGCATAATCTTCACCATGGACAAGAAGCCTGTGGCCGAGAGCCTCTGTGCCTTTGTGGAGAAGCCGGGTGAGTCAAAGTGTGGCATTACTGGCAAGTATGAGAAACACTGGAAGGTCTACTGGGAACCTAAGACGTTCAAGAAGAAGAGTAAAGTCGCATCCGCTGTTCCTCACGATGACCCAGCCCCCAAGACCGCAGCCGATTACGATGATGCCTATCAGCAAGACAGGAAGGAATACTCAGGAAAAGGCTGGCATGAGAATGAAACGGATGACGAGCGTCGTCAACGTTACCGTCGTGGCAACGAGTGGGATCAATCCCTTCTTGCTGCCATCTCTCTTGGTCAATTTGACCCTAAGGAAGCCGACAATCGTAACTACATAGCAAACTCCATCGGGGGCAGAATGGCTGATGGGTTCAAGCCTCTGCCTCAAACCCTTTACCATGTCACCACAGCTAAGAGCAAGGTGCAGAGTGGTAACTTGATGTCTCGCTTCGAACTCGATATGGGCAGCGGTCTTGGTCTTGGAGGTGGTGACGACAAGTCCATCAGCTTCACTGAGGACTTAGACATCGCCAAGGGTATCTACAACGCTATGATTGAAGCCAAGCGTGTCGCTGCCGGTGAGTTCACCATTCAGCAAATGCTTGACCTCGCGACCAAGGGGGCGGGTGCTGATAGGCCATGGCTCACCGAGTTTATCCGCTGGGCTGGTGCTTATCGCGCACCCAATAATTGGAACCCCGGTGAACCCTACCCTGATGACTTGCAAGCACTGCTGGAAGGAAAGAAAATTCAACACGCTGGGTTTGTAAGCCCCAAGTCGGAGAGTCAATTGAAGGCCGAGGGGTTGGAACCTGTCGGGGATGGCTGGCAAGGACGCGACGAGCACTACTGGAGTGCATTTAAACGCCCTATGACGGCCAAGGAGAAGCAGGATATTGACTTCGACCAGTACAAACTCTTCTGTGCCACCAGAGAGCACGCTGGCGGGGCTCTGAACCCCCTGTTCTTCGCATCCGACGCCGAGGGTCTGGCGAAGGTGCCTGAGTCCGAAATTGCCATCCTCCAGTTTAAGCCCATTCCCGGTGCCATGGGCACGCAGGAGTCGGCTCTTGGAGAATGGCGTACGTACAGCGGAAAGGCTGTGCAGTTGGTTGGCGATGTGACTTCTCAAGTGAAGACAGCCTCCACCAACGAGTACATCCTCTACCACGGTACTGACAAACCCTTCTCCCGAGTGGACATGAACAAGGGGGCACAGAATACATTCTGGCTCACGTCTGACTTGAACGCTCTCAAGAATGGGGAGCGTGGTGCAACCAGTGTCAAGGTTATCCTACGCTGTAAGGTTAAGATAACTAACCCGGCTGGATGGGATGAGTATGATAAGTACAGCATTGATGAACTGATAGGGCTGGGATACGACGGTATTATCCTCCCTGATTCAGATGAGAATTTTGACGCTGTGGTGTTCGAACCAAGTCAGGTGAAAATCATAGGCGAAGAGAAGACTGCGGCATGGCATGGCACGCCTCATCAGCATGACGAGTTCAATGCTGAGTACATTGGCACGGGTGAGGGGGCGAACGCCTATGGATGGGGTTTCTACTTCGCCGAGAATAAGGAAGTAGCGAAACAGTATTCAGGTGAAGAAGGGGTTGGTGGCTCGCCTGTACCTACCTTCTATGAGATTAAAGGTGTTCGCACCGAAGCTGGCACTGCTGAACAGAAAGCTGCTGACTTGATTATGAGCATGGGCACAGCGGGTGCGAAGCGACTCGCTAATGAGATGCTCACCGAAGCTAAACGTGAGGATGAATGGACAAAGGACAAGGGGCTGGATTATTACCAGAAGATTTATGACCTTACTCATTCTCTCAGCAAAGCGGACGTGAAGAGAGCTAAGGGTCTGCTTATGGAAGCACAGATTCCTGAAGCAGACGTGTTGCTCGATTGGGATAACGAACAGCAGCCTCCAAAGGTGGCTCAAGCTCTAGCGGGGCTCACCGGCACAGGGAAGGAAATCTACCATCGTCTGTCTGAAGAGAAGGGCTCATCTAAGGCAGCGAGTTTGTATCTTCTATCCCTCGGAGTCAAAGGTATTAAGTACCTCGATGCCTACAGCCGCAACCAAGGAAAAGGGACTTCCAACTTTGTGATTTTCGATGCCAAGGATATTCGCACCGTGGGAAAGAAACTGGCCTCCGGTTCAGTTGAGGTTTCACCAGATGGCAAATATAAGGAATTCACCCTTACTTTGAAGCAGGGAGAAGCGGCTCGTCAGACCAGTGATGGAAAAAACCTGTGGCACCAACCACATCGCCCCTTCGGGAATAGAAAGAATGCACTACTGAAGCAAGCCACTGACCCCAACCGTCCCGGTTTCCTCTTCCCGGAGATGGAGCCCGATTTGCAAGGTGACTGGCACCCAGAAGGCCAGCCAGAGCCTGAGGTAGTGATGAATGAGCAGACGCTTGAAGACCGTCTGAACTCGGTCGAGGGAGACAAAGCGGCGGTCGAACGTACCCTGAATGAGTTTGAAGCTTGGAAAGCCCACGCCTATCCCGGTGGTGCCCTCTATTGCACTGAGGATGCCGTGATTGATGTATCCGATGATGGAGCAGTCATGTTTTACGACGATCCTCAGGAGTTTGTCAACACCTGTCGCATCGAAGATTTTTACCCTGATGCCGAGGATGAGTTCAATAAGGAGTTCTGGTCATTCCCGCAAGAACTTTACCATGCTACTGACGACAGCAACCTCTACGCGATTATGAAAGAGGGGCTCAATGTCTCCAACAAAACGCGAGGCATGAGCAACCGATGGGTGGGCTCCGCATTGTTTACATCAGAGAACATCGAACAGTTGGAATACGGTTCCTATGGAGATGCCATTATTGCTATTGATATGGCGGCGATGAAGGCAGCGGGAGGTGAGTTACCCTATGTTGGCCGGGAGCCTGACGTTCAGGAAGGAGAGTCGCGGGAGTCGTTAGCTCACGCCCTTGACTTGCAGAATTACAGCTATGATTATGAGTCGGGAATGGACGCTCAAACCATAATCGTTTATGGAAGCGTTCCTCCTCAATTCCTTCACATCGAACAGGGTAATGTGGACACACCAAGGACAGCTTCATTGACAAAGAAATCCGAGCAATTCGGTGAAGAGTACAACAAGACAGCCGCCGACCTGTGGCACGGCGGTCGCCTCTATGGGCCTATCGAGATTCAAGCCCCAAGTAAGGGACGCTACGAGGCCGGTCCGGGGCTCTACCTCACGACCAGCTACGCCCGTGCAACACAATACGCCAAAGGTGGTAAGGCAACGTATCTTGTTAGCGTCAAAGACAACCTGACGTTCGCTGACAAAGTGGAAATCCCGCTGGCCGAAGGTGTGGAGTTCGCCACACGTTACTTGGGCAAAGGCAAACTCATCGCTACCGACCTGAAGAATCATTGCGAACGCATGAAGAAGGATACGTTCTCGGCTGACATTCTCATCAACCTCACGGTCAATTATGAGGCTGGCTCCGGGAAGAAGGGTCTAGCCTTGCTGCGGTTCTTGGTTGACCATGGTGTTGACGCTGCATTGGAAGCTCCTTCTTTTGGGCACGAGGGTAAGGAACAATGGGTTGTAGTGTTCAACCCTAAAGTAGTCACAAAGGTAAGACAGATTTCAGCCAAAGAAGTCACTCCCGAGATGCGGCACATGCCGAGGATTGCCTCTGACAATAAGACTACTGCCAAAACCGCTGCTTTGCCTGAAGTAGATACAAAGGAGTGGACAGCCCTTCTTAACCGCCTTAAACGTAAAATTGTTGGCACGAAAAAGAACGTGAAACAAGTTGCTACGGTACTAGGCAACGCCCTTGGTATGTGGGGCGTTTGGATTGACCCCACTGAGGAAGAAAACACAGGGGGAAGAGGAGAAGTATTCGTATCTGGTTGCGCTGACTCCGAGGGGGATAATATTACCCTCTATTACAATGAGGCTAATCTTGCCCAACTGGTTAATGCAGACGACGCTGGTTGGACTAAATTCGTCCAAGAGTCTTGCATTATCCTTGCACATGAATTGACCCATCTCGACCAGTTTAAGGCGAATAAGAGGAAAAATAAAGGGGAGGTTATACCGAGGAGGGAGAAGAAACAGGTTCAAAAGGGGGAGGAGTTCGAAAAGTATTTTGGTTCTCCCATTGAAATTTCGGCATTTGCGAGAGATGCGGTAGAGGAACTACGTAATCACAACTTTAGCGATGTCGAAGTCTTAAAGCTTATTAAAGAGGGAGGAGAGAAGCCAAGTCAATTTTCGAGTGCGTACAGGGACTATTGGACTTGTTTTGGTCTGTATACTGACACACCAGTGGCTAACAAAGTTTGGAAGGGATTCCTCAATGCGATTTATCAGGTAGTAAGTAGGTACCCGGTTAAATTACCAAATAGCAAGAAAAAGAAAGCGAGTAAGCTAACCATCCTCTATCTGGATGACTGCCGCGTGCCTAATGATCCTAACATCGACGTTGTGCATAACTACAATGAGTTTGTAGCTTACTTCAATTCCCATGAAATGCCCAACGTTATTTCTTTCGATCATGACATCGACATTGAACACTGTCCGACTCGGGCACAGGCTCAGCAGCGTGATGATGGTTGGCGTGTCCCATACGAAGACTACACGGTGCCTACTGGCCTTGAATGTGCGAAGTGGCTCGTGGAGCATAACATGCCTGTACGTGGATGGCAGGTACACTCAGCCAATCCAGTGGGAGCCGATAATATCCGCAAGGTGATGAAGGCTAAATGGCCGAAGGGGGAGGTGTATTTCCCAATCCCCCATCGCAACGATGAAGATGCTGTTTATGGCGGCAAGGTGAAGAATGGTTTCAGAGTAAATGACCCCAAGACCGCAAGCTGGGAAACGCACATCCCCCGCGATGTGATTCCGACCTACTTGACATCGGCCAAAACATCGGCCAAATTCGTTGAAAAAATGGAGAACTTCCGCACCACGTTTGAGAATTCGCTGCTCAAATCATCGGCCAAACTCGCAGGGGAAGAGTTCGACTTGGATGACTACCTCTCCAAGGTGACTTACGAGAACGACATCTACGATGCTCACGACAATGAAACCTATGGCACCGTTCGTTGCAAAGGACCAAACGGGCAGACCGTGGGTTACATCGACTACAGTCTTTACACTGACTATGAGATACACACAGAGTCAGGTGAGCCAGCCGAAGTCATCCACATCAAGATGATTGAGACCCATCGTGACGCTCGTCACAGAGGCATTGCAACCAAGATGCTCCAGAAGCTGAAGGCTGACAACCTCGGCAGTCTTATCAACTGGGGAGGTCTCACGCCAGAAGGCAACGGTTTCCGGCAGAAGTTTGAAAAGAACTCCGCCGCTAAAGGTGACTGCTTCAAGGACTGTTTCTCGGCCATCAGCACAGATCAGGCACCGGGTATGAAGCAAAGCCTATCCAGCATGGAAGACGTTAGACTAGTCCATGGTCTGGTGAATTTGAATGACGGTCGCCGGGGTGACCATGCTTGGATTGAGTTCCGTGCCGACCAATGGGAGTTTGTTTGGGAACCACAGTCAAAGATAGTGTTGAGCAAGGACGATTTCTATAACACGCTGAAGCCCGAGGTGCTGGCAGCTTATCCTGAGGCACAAGCTTTAGGCCATGGGGTACGTTCGGGACATAGCGGCCCGTGGGAGAAGGTTGCGGCTCCGAGAAGCATCTGGTACCACGGTACACCGTACAAGAACCTTCGTTCCATCCTAGCTCAGGGGTTGATTCCTGAAGTCAAGAAGCGTGAATGGCAGGATGACGAGCACGCCAACATATACAAGCCCAGCCGGGAAAGCTATGGCGGCGTCTACGTCACAACCAACATGTCAACAGCGATGGGGGCTCCTCGCGATACTGGATACTACGGCCCCGGTCGAATGCTCCTCATCGCCATGGAGTTGCAGCCTAACACCATGTACATGGATGAGGACGACATCAACCTCACGAACTTGGCGAACGGCTGTCCTCATCTCTCCGACGCCTCGTGGCATGTCCCAAGCTATTACATCGCGATGACGAGTCCCAACACACCAGAGTATTGGAAAGAAGCGCTTGAAGACATTAAGGCTCGATACATCAAGGAGTGCATAAGCTACTGGGATTACAATTTTGAAAACTCAGTCGGAGCCATGCACCCTGAACTGAAAAAGCGGTTCGTGGAACTCCTGCCCTCCACGTGGGAAGCGGAGATAACCCGTCAGGCGGCTCACGCCGTGGCGAAGATGAAGGACTACGATGTGACTCGTGCCTACCGTGATGTCTTCTCTGATGTGGCTTATGATGAGACCCCACCAAAGGAACAAATCTTCCCGACCATCGCTCAGGGTGAGGCCGCATGGCGAAAGGCGTCCGACCAGCTAACTCGTAGCCTGAAGTCCAAGACACGTATCACCCCAGACAAGTACAAGTTCCGTGACACAGCAAGGATCACTACACCCATTGGATACCATGGCTCCAACCGCATCATCGCGGTCGCCGAGATTCGTAATGGACACCAGTGGCGTAAGAAGAAAGAAGACGGTAAAGAAGACTACCAGTCGCCAGTAGACATCGTCATGCACTATGGCAAGCTGCCCGAGGATTTCTTCAACCAATGGAAAGAGCGGCAGGGCACCGAAATAAACCTCATCCCAGCCAAGCCGCGTCTCAAATCTTCCTCCAGAGCATGTAAGGCCATGGTGCATTAACGTTCAGAGCAGCTTGGCAGGTTGCAGTCTTGGCAGCGTCCATGCGGAACGAGCGGTGGGCTTCCAGTTCAGGCCACGCCTTGAATTGTTCCTTGGTGGCACACTTGACACGGAGTGGGGAGCCGGATTCCCGCTCACCCCAAAAATACTTGTAACCGGACTTGGTGACCGACCTTGGACCGATAGCTTTGAGACCGTTATGGGCTTCGCGATACATCTCACCGTAGCTGCCAACTGCGGCCAGTTCATAGCGATGACCGTCAATCTTGCATGTGCGGGTCGGGCGGAGCCCACCGGCTGAGGTCTTCATACAGCCATGGTTCTTACCGCCACAGGAGCAACGGCAAACTTCTTCACGAGCGTGCCAGCAAGCTTCGCCACAGGTTGCTTCGGTGAGGACGGCAGCAATTGCGCTCATCCCATCTGCAATATTCTTCTGAATGGGGTTCATCATCACAGGTATACCTTTGTCAGGGGGTCTTTGCCCAGTTTCAAGATACCGCCAATTTTGTAGGGGATTTCGTCTTTCGGCGTCTGGTACTCGTACCCGGCCTTGAGACTGGTGTGTTGGGCGAGCCACCACTGCAAATCCTGCACGTCGGTAATGCGGTTGCCCTCGGTGAAGTAAGCATAGCCTTCAGCCTGTACGAGTCGTTCCGGGTGACCAGCGGCTTTAAGGGCCTTGTTGACGGTTGCTGCGGTGAGCTTAGCCATTAATAGGTACTCCGATAGCCGCGCACGCGGTCAAGTTCCTGAGCCAGCTTGCTAATCCACCAAGACTCACGACCGGCGAGGATGATGAAGACGAGGCCAACCCACTCTTGCTTCACTACGCCGACAAGGCCGGTGATGAGTAGGAAGAAGAAGACCACGACATGCAGGAAGAAAATGACAACCATCTTCTTAAACACGTTAGAGGTCTTCCAGAGGGTTTTGATAGGAATTCTCATACGTCTAGTATACCGGG